TTTTCTTGTCAACATTATACACCACCAGAAAGGAATGAAATGGATATTACGAAGCCAGCACCTATACAAGGTGTCGTACAAACTAACTTTACAAAAGGAGAAAGAGGAGGATTAGATGATAGAAGGATTAGTAATACTACTGCTAATAAGTTTAATGTAGAAGTTAAACGTAATGTAGAAGGAGAAATAGTACAACATATATATAAATACTATGATGCTAATAATTCACATATTGCATCTAAGGTTAGAACTACTAAAGAAAAACAATTCTGGTCTGAGGGTGCATTATCTAATGCTGTACTCTTTGGTCAAAACTTATTTGCTGCCAAAGGTAAATACATAACTATTACGGAGGGTGAGATAGATGCTATGTCTGCCTATGAAATGATGGGATCTAAATGGTCTGTTGTTTCTCTTAAAACTGGTGCAGCAGGTGCAGTACGTGACTGTAAAGCATCTTACGAATACCTAAATAAGTTTGAGAATATTATTTTATGTTTTGATAATGACGAACATGGTAAAGCTGCTGCTGCAAAAGTTGCTCAGTTATTTGAACCTAACAAATGTAAAATAATGCGTATGGAACTTAAAGATGCTAATGAATATCTAATGAAAGGTCAGCGACAAAAGTTTATGAGTGAATGGTGGGAAGCAGATGTCTATACACCAGCAGGTATTGTAAACTTAAAATCATTACAAGAAGCTTTATATCATGAAAAAGAATGTGATACTTGTTTGTATCCTTGGGAAGCTCTTAATGAAAAGACTTATGGTATGCGTTCTGGTGAACTAATTACTTTTACTGCTGGTACTGGTATGGGTAAATCATCTGTTACTAGAGAACTAATGCATCATATCTTACGTACTACTAATACAAACATTGGTGTACTAGCATTAGAAGAAAATATTAAGAAGACTGCATTTAATATTATGTCTGTTGAAGCTGATGCTAGACTATACATTAAAGAAATACGTGATCAATATCCTAAAGAACAATTATTACAATGGCAAGAAAAGACTATTGGTACTGGTAGATTTTATGCCTTTGATCATTTTGGTTCATTACAGAATGATGAAATACTAAATCGTGTACAGTACATGGCTAAGGCTTTAGATTGTAAATGGATTATACTAGATCATTTATCTATACTAGTAAGTGGTCAAGATAGTGATGACGAAAGACGTTCTATTGATATGCTTATGACTAAACTAAGAAGTCTAGTAGAACAAACTGGTATTGGTTTATTACTTGTATCACATCTAAGAAGACCAGCTGGAGATATAGGTCATGAAAATGGTAAAGAAGTTACACTATCACATCTTCGTGGTTCAGCATCTATTGCACATCTTAGTGACTGTGTTATTGCATTAGAACGTAATCAACAATCACATGATTCTTTAGTTGCTAATACTACTAACTTACGTATACTTAAAAATAGATATACAGGTGATACAGGACCAGCTGGTAGTTTATTATACAATAAAACTACAGGTAGATTATCAGAAATAAAAGATAATGTTCTTGACAGTGTTAATGATTTTACTGTATAATGAGAAAAAATAAAATAGTTTATGAACCAAGAAAATTAACATTTAAAGAAAAAAGAATGATAGTAAAAGCACAAAAGAATTTATTTAAAAGTAATGAAGAAGGTAAACTAACTAAACATGATGGGCATTGGATGTGGTATCATCTATGCCCAGTAGAAAAGATGGAAATGTTTGTTGGTAAAGGAGAAGAATGTAGCTGGTGTGGAGCTATAGAAAAAAAAGGAGAATAAAATGAAATATAAATATGAATGGACAGTAGAAGAAACAACAACAGATACAAGAGTATGGACTGTTAGAGCTAATAAAAAATTAACTGATGAAGAGTTACAAGAGTTGGCTTGTAGTACAGAACAAGTTCCAGATGAAAAATATCTAGAAGATGAAACAGAAGTAGTTTATGAAGAAACAATCTATGGAGATGATGCTCAATGGGATTATACTTTACATACTACTACTGCATCAATAGAAGATAAATTAAATGAAAAAGAAAGATTAATAAAAATACTTAAAGTAAAAGATAAAGGAGAAACTAATGCCTAGATTTACTTTGTATGCTAAAAAGATTCATTACTTTAGAAAAGAAATAGAAGCTAAAAATGAAAAGGCAGCACAACAAAGGGCAGAAAGATATGAAAAACCAGATAGTTTTACATATGTAGATGAAGAGTTTTATGTTTCAAGTATATTAGAGGAGAAAGATAATGCCAGCGATAGTTGACATAGAAACAAATGGTTTTAAAAATGAAACTACAGAAATACATTGTATAGTAGCTAAGTGTCCTAAAACTAATACGATAAAAGAATGGGTACAAGAAGATACTAAACAGTTTGGAGAATGGAGTAAGAATATAGATACATTTATTATGCATAATGGTTTATCTTTTGATGCTCCTATCTTAAATAAATTTACTGGTTCGTCTATTAAACCTAGTCAAGTAAGAGATACTTTAATAGAGTCACAGTTATTTAATCCTATTAGAGAAACTGGTCATGGTCTTAAAGGTTGGGGAGATAAGTTTAAGTTTCCTAAAGGAGATATAGATTCATTTGATACTTATACGCCAGAAATGTTAGAGTATTGTAAGCAAGATGTTAATATAACACATAAAGTTATGAATCATTTAGATAAAGAAAAAGAAAGATTCTCTACAAAATCTATTGATTTAGAAAAAGCAGTAAGAATTATTATAGATGAACAAGAAGAAAATGGTTTTGCTTTGGATCTTCCTAAAGCTACTAAGCTTATGGCTACATTAGAAGATGAAGCTGATTCGCTTTCTAGAAAAGCAGAAGATACATTTCCTCCTACAGAAGTTCAACTAAAAACTAAAGTAAAATATATACCTTTTAATATTGGTAGTAGAAAACAAATAGCAGAACGTCTAATAGAAAAAGGATGGAAGCCTAGTCTTAAAACAGATAAAGGTAATGTAATAGTTAATGAAGAAGTATTACGTAATATTAATATGCCAGAAGCTAAAATGTTTTCTAGATATTTACTATTACAAAAAAGAGTTTCCCAGATTAAATCTTGGATTGAGTCATGTCAAGATGATGGGAAGGTACATGGTAGAGTAATGACACTCAAAACTATTACAGGTCGTATGGCTCATAATTCTCCTAACTTAGCTCAAGTTCCAGCAATTTATTCTCCTTATGGTAAAGAATGTAGAGAATGTTGGACTGTATCAGATCCATCAAACTATACATTAGTTGGCACAGATGCTAGTGGACTTGAGCTAAGATGTTTAGCACATTATATGAATGATTCTAATTTTACTAATGAATTATTAAATGGAGATATACATACTGCTAATATGAAGATGGCAGGAATAACTGATAGAGATCAAGCAAAGACATTTATATATGCTTTTCTTTATGGTGCAGGTCCAGCTAAGATAGGTAAAGTAGTGGGTGGTGATGCTAAACAAGGACAGATTCTAGTTAATAGATTCTTAACTAATATGCCAGCTCTTAAAAGCTTACGAAACAAAGTACAAGAAGCTGGAGAACAAGGATATATTAAAGGACTAGATGGTAGAGTATTTCAAGTACGTAGTCCTCATAGTGCTTTAAATACATTATTACAAGGTGCTGGTGCTATTGTATGTAAACAATGGTTAGTCAGTATGATAAGTATGATAAAAGATGCAGGTATAGATGCAAAGCTTGTAGCTTCTATACATGATGAATACCAATTTGAAGTTAAGTCTACAGATGTTTCTAAGTTTGGTCAGATAACTAAAGATGCAATGACAAAAACTCAAAAAGAATTAGATGTACATTGTCAGTTAGATAGTGAATGGAAACAAGGACTTACATGGGCAGAAACACATTAAAAATAATTTACTCTCTCTTTCTTACGAAGAGAGTAATTATTTTTAAAATAGTGCTTGACTTTATAGTTTAAATAAATTATAATTTAATTTTAATAACAATATACTTAGTATATTATATCAGTGAAAGGAAAGTTAAATATGGCAGTAGTTAGTGGAAAAGCTTATTGGGCTAGTGTAACAAATCCAAATACAACATTTGATGCAGATGGTGTTTGGACTATAGATGTAGGAAATTTAGATAAGAAGGCTATCGAACAAATAAAAGCAGATGGTCTTACTATCAAGAATAAAGGAGATGATAGAGGAGACTTTGTGACTATCAAAAGAAAAGTAAGAAGAAAAGATGGTCAAATGAATAGAGCTCCAGAGCTTGTAGATGCTCAAAAAAGAGTCATGCCAAGCACATTAATTGGTAATGGTTCTGATGTCAATGTTCTTTATACTACCTATGATTGGGAGTTTAAAGGAAGAAAAGGTACGTCTGCAGACTTAAAGTCTGTGCAGGTAGCTAATCTTGTACCTTATGCAGATACTTCATTCGATACAGATTCTTTTGAAGTAGTTAAAGATGGCTATGTTGCTAGTGAAGAAAAAAGTTCAGTAGCATTCTCTTAATCCTGTAGAGATAGAGGGGTAGTTTTGTTCATTTTACTATCCCTCTTTTTTATGTATGAAAGATATTAATACATTAGTTGCAGATATTTATAGCTTATTTGATTTATCTAATAAGTCTCGTGTCTCTAAGAAAGAAGCTAAGAAGATTACAGAAGAGTTAGGTCGTCAAGTACAAGAGCATGTTTATGAATATTTATACAACGAACCAATAGGTAAAAATAATTTAAGATTATCTGCTATAGGAAAACCAGATAGACAATTATGGTATGATTCTAAAAATAAAGATAAAGAAAAGCAATTTAGTGCACCTACTAGAATAAAGTTTTTATATGGACATATACTTGAATCTTTATTACTAGCATTTTCTAAACTTGCTGGACATTCTGTATCTGAAGAACAAAAAGAAGTTACTGTAGGTAATATTACTGGACATCAAGATTGCAGAATAGATGGAGTTTTAGTTGATGTTAAGAGTGCATCAGCTACATCTTTTAAAAAGTTTGCTTATGGTACATTAACAGAAGATGATCCATTTGGTTATATAGCACAAATATCAGCTTATGCAGAAGCTAATGGCGATAAAGAAGCTGCATTCTTTGCTATTGATAAACAAAATGGTAATCTAGCTTTATTAAAATTACATGATATGGAGATGATAAATGCAGAAGACAGGATTAAACATCTTAAAAAAGTTTTACAAAAAGATAATGCACCACCTAAATGTTATGAAGATGTTCCTGATGGGCAAAGTGGGAACTTTAAGTTACCTATTGGGTGTGTATATTGCAACCATAAAGTGGTATGTTGGTCCGATTCAAACCAAGGAAAAGGACTCAGAGCTTTCAAGTATGCAAAAGGTCTTAGGTTTCTTACAGAAGTTAAAAGGTTACCTGATGTGGAAGAAATAAGTGTTTCGTAGTAAGTCTGAAGAAAAGATATATAATCTATTAAAAGAAAAAAATATACCATGTGAATATGAAAAAGGAAAAATAGAATATGAATGGTTAGAAAATAAAACTTATGTTCCTGATTTCTTTTTATTAAATAATGGTATTATATTAGAAGTTAAAGGTAGATTTGTTTTAGAAGATAGAAAAAAACATTTATTTATAAAGAAACAAAAACCAGAATTAGATATAAGATTTATATTTGATAATCCAAATGCTAAATTATATAAAGGTGGTAAAATGACTAATGGTACTTGGTGTGATAAATATAAATTTAAATATAGTTCTTTAAGAGAAGGAGTTCCAGAAGAGTGGATCAATGAAAGAAAAAGAAAAAATAATTTGTACGGAATACTTTCAGAAATCGTATAGTAATTCTACTCCTGAGAAATTATTATTCTTAGCAGTAATATTACAAGCTTTGTTGGATGCGACTAAACCAAAAGAACAGAAAGAATCAGATACTAGTATAGTTGCAAGAGATCAAGCTAAGGCTTGGTTCTTTGCTACTGTAGGAGTTACTTGTTCTAATTTTGAACAGGTGTGTGAAAATGCAGGATTAGAACCTACATATGTAAGAGGATTTGCATATAAGGTTTTAGAATCAAAGGAGATTCAATATGTTAGAAAAAGAATTAATAAAATATTAAATAACTAATTGAATTATGATTAGTGATGTGATATACTTTATTTCTAATACAGATAGTGTATTGAGTTTTTATTTATTAGGAATTATAACAGGGATATTATTAATAGTAATATCCTATTTTATTAGTAAATTATAGGAGATTAATATGGGATTAATGGATGATGCTATTGCAGATACAGTTAAAAGTAATGGCTTTAAGAAAACTAGTTTAAAAAAGTTAGCAGCTCGTAATAAACAAGTAGGTGGTCAACATTATAAAGATTGTAAGATACAACCTATTGATTATATAATGGAAAATAATTTAACTTTTTGTGAAGGTAATGCTTTAAAATATATTACTAGACATAGAAGAAAAGGTGATGGAGCTAAAGATATACATAAAGCAATACA